ACAATTTCTTTACTTGCTGGTAAGTTTAATAATTCTTCTAATTTTTTTGTCATACACGTACTTATCTTCGCCCGTTATGGAACATATCATTTTCGTTTAGAATTCTAAATTTTATATGCTGTTGTTTGCACCAAATAGTCGCTGCTGCCCACTTTGCTTGATTTTTAACAAACTGTGCTTGATTATATTTGTTCTTACCGACACGTTCTATTAGTTGCTGGCTTGCAGGTTTTATTTCAATTAGTTCAACATTTAGTTTATTATTTGCATCAAGGTATTGAATAAAAAAGTCCGGAATGTAAACACTGTTTTTACCTGTTAACGGATCACGATATGGAATTTGAATTGCCTCGCTTGCCCATTTTTGTATTGCAGGGTTAGTATCGCACATTTGCATAAAACTAAATTCCCAAGAACTTCTATATGTCGGAACCTTGGTACCAACATATTTTCCTGGGTTTTTCATTGCAAACTTGCCGCGTGCAAATTTTGCCATTATACTAGTATATTCCGTGTTTCATAGTCGTCGCTAATGGCGGCAACTCGATAGCCAAGAAAACTTGTTTTTTCTCGGTAAGAATTTAAAACTTGTGCAACTAGTTGACTTAACTGGACATCGGGCAATGTTTTCAATGTATCTAGTAATTCAAAAACATTTACATTATCTAACTTTGCTTGATTAAGCAACACTATTGCAGTAGCTCGTGCGCTTTCAAGATCAAATTCTCGTTTTAAAAAGAAACCAACTGTTGCATCGATTTCAGCAGCCGGAAAACTTACTTTGTTAGTGTAAAATTTATCAAAAAACTGTCTTACTTCAGTTGAACTATCTATCGATGTTAAAGCACGAGGTAAATTTCCTGCCATATGTTATACTCCTAAATTAACTAACGATGCAACTGTACTAGTGTTAGTAGTACTCCCAGGAAACGTAATACCATTTAAGCCGCTGGTTGTTTGCTGCGTGTTAGATGTTAATGTTGATAAGTTTGATTTTGTAGCCATATTTTGATAGTTGTTTACTTGTGTAGCTGCCGATGGATTTGTAGAATCAGTACCGGTAATAATCGGAGTTGCTGTAGTGTTAGGCGTACCACTCAACGGTGACGGTGTTAAATCATAATGTTCTAATCCAAATCCGTCAACAGTGTCAGAGCTTACTGTACCCCTATCATAATATACAGATTCGTAGGCAATTTTTGCATCAAACTCGCATGGGTCAGACACTGCATAATCTAAACTATTATGGTTCCATTCGCTGAACACTGGATTTATTAATCGATAACTTACAAAGTCATGTCTTGCCATTTGGTAAATCGTAATGTAATTAAAAAATGGTTCAAGTGGCGCAGTATAACCGTAGTTACTTCTAATTGCCGATGACGATTGTATTGCGTTTCGTTTAAATGCAGTACCTTTTTCTGCGGCGCCTTGATCGTAGTAGTAATATCGATAATAATTTTGCCATAACAGGTTCATTACGCCCATGTTATCATCGTTAAATTTTACCGTAAGCGGTTCAAATTTGTGCTGATACTGAACGACTTTTTTTCTATTATACTGATGAAGCGTTACATTATGCACTGTAAACTTAGGTAAATCGATAGATTTAACTAGCATATTAATTTCGTTTTTATGACGAGCTAACAGTTCTGTATTATATACTGCTTTTGGATTGATATTAAAAGCAACATGAAATAAGAATTTATTTTTTGGTAGTAATCTAAATTGATCGTCGACAAATAATCGCGAGGCGTGCTGCTGGTTACGCAAAAATATATTTGGATCTGAATATAATTGGTTCGTAGGTGTAAATGACATACAATTATTTATGCAATAAGTTAACTGCGCATATTATGTCTAGTCAATAAAAAAGCCCGCATATAGCGAGCTTTCTTAATAGCAATTTCAGTTAAGCTTTTTTACTGCCCACTGTCATGCTTGTACCAGCGGTTCTTGGTGATCCAGGAACACCAAATCCTGCAGTTGCGCCAGTTTGAACACAATTATCAGGTTGAATTGACAATGTAATCTGAACAGGGTCAGCTGAGTTATATGCAAGAGTGTCATAAGTTGTTTTTTCAATGAAACAACCATAACATTCCCAAGTTTCTAACACCACCGGTTTGTTAGCGCCGTTGCCGCCGTCTAACATTTCAACTACCATTGTAAACTTGTAGTCACCTGCAGCAGCAGCAGAACTTTGTTCAAAAAAGTCCATTTGCTTTTGGTTTTGTTCGCCAACAATTTTGCTAACTGCACCAGTAACGTCGTCACGTATTTTAATACTGATTGCGCTCCAGGTCCATTTGCCAGCATATTGAATTTTACTGTTATAAACATCGATTGTTTTCTTTTCAAAGGATATTTCGGGACGTCCTGCTTCAGCTATTTGCTTAGTAAGCTCAGTAGTTGCAGCAGAAACACCAAAACTATTAAATGTTACTCTGAATCGATATTTCAGTTTAGGCATTAATAAGCCTTGCGCACTAGCACTTGAATCAGTTGCTAGTGGTACTGTAAATCTTGATAATGTTGCAATTGACATTTTATTATGCTCCTATTATGCGTTGCCTAGTGCTTTAATTTCACCAGTGTTTTTAATACGCAATGGAATGTAAATAAATTCTACTGCTTTTACTGGTTCAACTGCAACATCTAAGTAAAGCTCACTACGATCAATTCTTGCAGGAGTATTATTTGATTCATCACATACTACTAAGTAGTCGTACAATGCACGCTGTCCTACTAATTCAAGTAATAAATTTTCTGCTGCTGATTTAATTTGATCACGTGTAACTTTGTCGTTTGGTTCAAACAAATATGGTTTAGATAATTGCGCAAACTGTCTACGAAGGTAACAAACTAAACGTGCTACGTTGATACGATCCAATGCCGTTGTTGCTCTTGCACGAGTATATTGTGCAAAATTAACTAACCCTGAACCTGCAATAAATGTAATTGAATTAACTTTAATGCTTGCTAAGGTATCACGTTGCCCGACATTTAACGCTACCGACTGGAATTCACCTTCGGCAGTAATGTACCCAACTGACGTAGCATTAGTAATACCACCTCTGCTTGTACCTGCTGGTGCAAACCACGGATAAGCAATTTGATCATTTAATGCAATCGTGCGTAACATCATGTGGCTTGGCGGAACTGCAATATTGTTTCCAATGTTGTCACTTGTGTAACCCCATGGATAAAATACAGCCAAATATTCGTCACTTGATACCAACCCGTGATCGTTATCTTCTAACGCTCCTGCATCATTGTTACCCCAACTGCTTAAAGTAGTTGCATCTGGTGTCAATCTTGCAGGAGTATCGCCTACAACAAACGCTGTTAATCCGCGATCATAATTTAAATTAATCATTTCGCCGATTAATTCAGGATACCCAGGTGCTGCAATTAAATTAAATAGTCTACTTTCTTCGTCGCGTATTTGTTGGTTTGAATTAACAAGTGCTTGCAGCTTTTGAACAACAACTTTACGTTGTGCATGGCGACCAAAAGTGCCTGCACCGTTTTCTTGATTAGCAGATTCACTAACCCATTTGTGCGGATAGTATTCGTTGCCGCTAGTACCTTGCGATTCGTTCGAGTATCTAACATTGCGTTCAGTCAAATTAACATAATTTCTAACAAATCGTTTAACATTAAATCCGCTTCTACGTAGATTCCATAACAGCATACCTTTAGGATATAATGCAGGATCGGGCGCATCAAACTCAACAAAATCGCTAACTAATAAGTCTGTAATTGCAGACGGTGTTTCTGATTGCCCAGTAGTTGCCCAACGAGCATCGGCAAATAAAATACCGTTGTCAGTAGTTTGATCTGATTTATCAATTAATAACCATTTTCTTGTAAAACCTGCCCAGCTGTAAAGCATTGGATAATTTTCAAGATCCGAAGAGTCGAGCCAAATATCTCCATTTGCTAACGGTGTGCCATCTGTTTGCGTAGTAGGTGTAGTTGCACCAACAATTATACCTGCCGGGTCAGTTTGCAATGCACCTGCTGCATACGTCGGACTAGTTGGATGTAAGTAACCTACCCATTTAGTACCGTTGTGAATTAAAAGATCAATTTCATCAACTACGCTACTATACCACAATCTTCCGTCAACTGTTGGCCCAGTAACTGCAGTGTCTTGTGCAGATATAAATCCGCCGGTGTTGTCGTCAAGTAATGAAGTCCAGGTACTTGCAATAAAATGTGTAGTAATACCGTCTGGATGTTGGTATAAATTAGTAACAAATGGGCCAGTTGCACTTTTAAATAATTTTACTATCGGTGTACCGACAGTTTCATTTAATTTAATTTCGCCGCCTGTGCGGTGTTCAATACTAATTTTTGTAGTACCGGTAACTAATGACACTGCAACATTTGATCGATAAGATGAAAGTTGTGTGCTAATCGCAGTAACGATTGCAGATGCAATAGATGCTGCTGTTTGGCCTGATGTTACAGTAAACGAGACAGTTACTGCAGTAGTTAATGTATCACTACCTGGAACTGATTCTTGCAAAGTAAATGCGTATGCTCCTGCAGATAAATGGCCGTTACCGGTACCTGTTTCTGCGACAACAGTAAACGAAACTATGCTAGTAGATACTGCGCTACGACGACGATAAACTGTAAAGTTAGCAGCATCTGGCTTTACACTAGTAACGCCTTCTGCAACGTTGTATTTGATATACATCGTGTTACCTGCAAGACTTAATCCGCCACTTACTGGATCTAATCCTGCCAATGCTGCTTCGTGTGAAGGAAATAATCGAGGATATTTTGAGACCCACGATCCCGAATCAGTGCTATAAACTTTTGTTACCAAATCGGCACCATTGTTCGGTGTAGTTGTTTTAACCCAAACCGACCCACTTGGGCGATTTTCGTCATTTGCTTTAAACGGTGGTATAGAAGTATGCGGGCCAATCCATAGTGCCGGAGCAGGATATGTTGTTGATGATAAACCTAAACCATCTACTAATGCACCACTAAGAGTAATTGCAACACCAGTAGAGTATAAAACTAATTTTCCACTTTGAGTGCCTGCAGTGATCCCTAATGCAATTAATGCCGAACTTGCATTGATTCCACTAACTAATGCAGCTAAATCTGCATTATTATCAATCGCGATTCCGTTAATGGTAATGTCGTTACTAGTAGCAGTTGCGCTAAAAGTGTTTGCAGTAGCAATAACTGTTGGATTTGCGTTTCTCCATGCAGATGTGCCAACTTTGACCCACGATCCGTTATCTTTGTACCATAATGCAATAACAGTAGATACTGCAACAATTGCATAAGTATCATTTAAACCGTAAGTGTTTACTGGTGTACCATCCGGTGCAATTACAGTGCTTGTGATAACAATTGGTTTTTTAACAGTGTATGTTTGGCCGCCTAGATCTGCCGAACGCGAATCCCATTCAAATACACCCCATTTTGTGTCGAGTGTGTTTAACCAAAATGTGTTATTTGCTGGTTCACCTAATGGTGCAGTTGCATTTGCATCTAATTGTGAAAGATCAATGTCTGCCCGTGCTACATACGCACGGTTGCTAACACCTAAGAAACTGTAAGCTGCTTGCAATCCGAACTCGTTTTGCTCGCCTGCATGAACTGCATTGTTGTTTGCGTCAGTTTTAAAGATAGGAGTACCGAAGGTATCTGCTAACTCTTTTTGGCTAGTTAAAAGATAAACTTTGCCTGCGTTTGTTTTTAATGTACCCGGAGCAGTGCCTGTTCCGGATGCGTTTTGTTTCCCTTCTTCCGAAGTTACAAAAATTAAAGGGACTGTGCCAGGAGCTGCCGAAGTGTACGCGCTTTCGTCGATTACTGATACACTTACGCCTGGTGAACTAAGTTGAGCCATAATATATTCTCCATAAATTCAAGTTCTACGTGTATTTATAGTATAATGGCTAATTAACCGTGTTTAACCCTGTATAAAAGGGATAGAAAAGGTGTAAATATAAGCATGAGACCACTTTGTTCGTGCGGATACCGACCTGCTGCAGTTAATTACATTAAAAACGG